GGTGGGCATCATGGGCTTCCTGTTTAAAGGTAAGTTCGACGACCTCACCCGTATAAGTATACTGCTTAACAAGACACGGGAAGAAATGGCTCGGGAACATGTGACCCGTGCGGAGATGAACACATTGGTTGATAAGCTAGGGGATCGGTTTGACCGGGCCTTCGAGCGCCTTGAGGCCAAGGTTGATGAGATGAGAAAGGTATAATTATGGCACGTACGATGAAAAAGTTCTCAGCCGGTGGCGCACAAGGTCGTTACGACCGTCGTATGGCAGATATCGAAAAAGACTACGCAAATGCTATGAAGCGTAAGACGGGTAAGGCTGCTGAAGTAGCTGATGCAAAGCGCCAGCAGCGCATTGCTGACGCCAAGGATGATCTTGCCAAGCGCACAGGTGCTGATCGTACAGCTACTCGCGCCGCAGAGCGTACCGCAGAAAGCAACCTCACAAAGACCCGCAAGTACGGCGCACCACAGTCGGTAACTAAAGATACCGCTGGGCCTACAGGGAAAGTCACAGACACCCTAGGTGCGTTAACTGCGCCTAAGTCGGACCTCGCTACCGCTGCTAAGAAGCCTGTACAGAAGCCCGTACAGAAGCCTGTACAGAAACCAAATATCGACAACCCGTCTATGTCTAGCACTCGGGCACGGCTGGAAGCAGGGCGCGCCGATTTCCGTAAGCAGCAGCAAAACCGTCGTAAAATAGCAGCAGCAGCTGAAAAAGAGCCTGTTACTAGGATGGACAGGAAGGCTTTCGACGACTTGAAAACCGGTAAAAACAGCTATGGAGCTGCTAACCTCGGAAAGTCACGCGCACCTGCCGCTTCATCGGCGTTGATGGCACCAAAGGGTTCTACGTCACGTAGCGGCTCTTTAGGCGACATATTCAAAACATCTGACGCCTACAGAAAGTCACAGGAAGCTAAATACGGTAAAGCCAAAGGAGGCAAAATTATGAAATACGCTAAAGGTGGTTCGGCATCTTCGCAACCAATGCCGCCGAAGAAAAAACCAAAAGAGCCGATTACGGGTGGTGCAAACACCGTGCCGTTGACCCCAGAGCGTAAAGAGTTTCTTAAGGAACTGGCAAAGCGCAATGCTAAGCCGGGTATGGCGAAAGGCGGTAAGGCAACTAAGTTCGGCGCTGCTATGAAGAAGAAGTCAGCCGACACTAAGGGTCGTGCAATGATGAAGTTCGCCAAGGGCGGCTCCATCGACGGTTGTGCTGTCAAAGGCAAGACCAAGACTTCGATGGTCAAGATGAAAAACGGCGGCTCCTGCTAATGCGCGCTTGTCGGGGTATGGGGGCTATAAACCCTTCTAAAATGCCGGGGGCGAAGACAATTCGTCGTAAGGATAACCCCGACGAAGTGACTATGTATGCTAAAGGCGGCGAGGCGAAGCTCGATATTTCGAAGGCCATTAAGAAGCCCGGTGCATTGCGCTCGGCTTTAGGCACCAAGAAAGGGCAGAAAATCCCAGCCGGTAAGCTTGCTAAGGCCGCTAAGGCTCCCGGTAAGTTAGGCCAACGTGCACGGTTTGCGCAGTTGCTAAAGGGCTTCAATAAAGGTAAGTGATATGATTCCTGCAGGTAATTTTGGCAATCAACAGGGCGGCTTCGGTGGTCAGCAACAGCAGGGCTTCGGTGGTTTTGGCGGTGGCTTCGGTGGTCAGCAACAGCAGGGCTTCGGTGGTTTTGGCGGTGGCTTCGGTATGCCTCAGCAACAGCAGGGCTTCGGCGGTTTCGGTGGTTTCGGTATGCCTCAGCAACAGCAGGGCTTCGGCGGCTTCGGCGGATTTAACGGCTTTGGTGGTGGGTTTGGTATGCCCCAGCAGCGTTTCGGCGGCTTCGATATGCTTCGGCAACGCATATTGTCAGCGCGGCAGCGACAACAACAACAACCTATGACTTTCCCTCCGGCTCCGCAGCAGCCCCAACCCCAGCCCCAACCCCAGCCCCAACCGCAAGTCTCTGGTGGGCGCGGGTCCGACTTTGGTTTCGACCCGACGCAACCTAGGATTTCAGGTGGCCCCGTCAGTGATCCAATGCAGCCGCAAATGATGACTCAACCCCCAGCGCCTAACCCCTATTCTCAGCAGGTCGGCCAAGAAGACCCACGTATGCAAGCCATGCGTAATATGAGCATGATGAGGTTTTAATCATGGCTCGGTCGGACGAACCTAAATGGAAACGCATTGTCGCTAGTGTAAAAGCTGGCGACAAAGGTGGAAACGCAGGTCAATGGTCCGCACGCAAAGCCCAGCTTGCTACGCAGCGGTACAAGAAGTCCGGCGGCAGCTACAGCGGCCCGAAGACAGAAGCGCAGAAATCTTTGTCCAAATGGGGTAAGGAAGACTGGGGAACCAAGTCAGGCAAGCCGTCTACTCAAGGGCCGAAAGCTACGGGTGAGCGCTACTTACCTAAGAAAGCACGTGAGGCTTTGAGTTCGCAGGAATACTCTGCTACAAGCAAGGCGAAACGCGCAGGCATTAAGGCGGGCAAACAGTTCGTTAAGCAGCCAAAGGCCATAGCAAAGAAGGCAGCTAAGTACCGATGACTACCTCTGGCACCACCACATTTAACCTCAACCTCAACGACCTAGTCGAAGAGGCTTTTGAGCGTTGTGGGGCTGAGCTTCGCACGGGTTATGACTTACGCACTGCACGCCGCAGTTTGAACCTGCTCACTATTGAGTGGGCTAACCGTGGCATTAACTTGTGGACCATTGAGCAGGGTTCGATCCCCATGGTGCAGGGACAGATCGTCTATGACCTGCCGGTAGATACCATAGACCTACTTGAGCATGTCGTGCGCACCCAGACTGGGCAGCAGCAGACTGATATCACTATTAACCGTATCAGTATCGACACATACTCGACTATTCCAAATAAGAACGCGCAGGGTCGGCCTATCCAAGTGTGGATTAACCGCCAATCTGGTGCGCAAAACCCCTCCGGTATCCAGTACCCGAGCATCAACGTGTGGCCTGCGCCTGACCAGAACAGCTATTATACATTTGTTTACTGGCGCTTGCGCCGCTTACAGGATGCTGGTGAAGGTGTTACTACGCAAGATATACCGTTTAGGTTCCTCCCTTGTCTGGTGGCTGGTCTCGCGTATCACCTATCCCTAAAGGTTCCCGGCGCGCTTGAGCGTTCTGCGGGGCTGAAGATGCAGTATGAAGAACTCTGGCAGCAGGCTGCTGATGAGGACCGTGAGAAAGCGCCTTTGCGCATCGCACCTCGTCAGTATTTCCGGTGATACGTGCCTAATCGGTTCGCCTCTGGTAAGTGGGCAATCGCCCAGTGTGACCGCTGTAACTTCCGCTACAAGCTTAAGGAGCTTAAGCGGCTTGTCATTAAGACCAAGAACATCAACATTCTCGTGTGCCCCACTTGCTGGGAACCAGATCAGCCCCAGCTTCAGTTGGGTATGTACCCCGTGGATGACCCACAAGCGCTGCGCGACCCACGCCCAGACAATAGCTATGGACAAGCGGGCCTGAACGTGGACAATAACCCAACCGATGGTAGCCGCATAATTCAGTGGGGTTGGGCCCCTGTAGGGTTAAATAATCCTTTGGGTTTATTTGGTCTTCCAAATACGCTATTAGGTGTTGGTCAAATAGGGACCGTAACAGTCGAGACGGAGAATTAGTGATGGATAAGAAAGACATGAAGCAGGATAAGGCTACCGCAGCGAAGGCCGTGCACAAGCACGAGCGCGCAATGCACAAGGGTAAGCCTCTGACTAAGATGGCCAAGGGCGGCAAGACCAACGCACAGATGGGTGCAATGGGCCGTAACCTAGCCAAGATCGCCAATCAGAAGTCATCTTCGCGGGGTAAATAATATGGACTATAAACCAAAAACGGTGCCTATTGTGAAGAACAACTCAGGCTATCCTAACAACGTAGCTAACACTCAGACTGTGAAGACTCGCGGTACGGGTGCGGCTACCAAGGGTACACACAGCAGCAAGAAGCTTGGCTAATGAATTACGCTGAACTCGTCGAAGCAATTAAGGGTTACACCGAAAACGACTTTCCGGATACGGTAGGGTCGGGTGGACTCACTTCGACTGAGCAAATTGATATTTTCATCGTTAACGCCGAAGAGCGCATCTTCAACTCAGTCCAACTTCTGGACTTACGGAAGAACGTCACCGGCAGCGTGACCGCCAACAACAAATATCTTTCTGTTCCTTCGGATTGGCTTGCTACGTTTTCAATCGCGTTGATTGACGCAAATACTGGGTCGTACGAGTTCCTGCTGAATAAAGATGTGAGCTTTATTCGTTCGTCCTTCCCTAATCCAAATGTGACGGGACCGCCAACTCACTACGCTTTCTTTGATGTGAACTCCTTCATCCTTGGACCTACCCCAGACCAAAATTACGGCGCAGAACTTCACTATTTCTACTACCCGCCGTCGATTACGGTTGCAGGTTCGACGTGGTTAGGTGATAACTTTGAGAGCGTTTTACTTTACGGCGCGCTATTAGAAGCGTATACGTTCATGAAAGGCGAAGCTGACGTTATTGCTGAATACCAAAAGCGCTACAACGAAGCGATGGGTATGCTGAAGCAACTGGGCGAAGGCAAGAACCGTCAAGATATGTATCGGACTCCGCAAGTACGGTACCCAGTGAGGTAGTATAGATGTTTGATTTAGCAGCAGGTAATATCGGAAACGTTATGGTAATGACCTCGGATAACCGTGGGTTTACGCCTGAAGAAATTGCTGACCGCGCATTAGACAAGATCATGTACGTAGGTAGTCAGACACACCCAGCTATCCGCGATCAGGCCGAAGCTTTCCGAGAAAATATACGGGAAGTAATTGTGTTTTATATGCACGAAGCAATTCGGTCTCATAATGTAACTCTGGTAAGTAAATTTAAACAGGCGGGGCATCCAGAGCTAACCGCCATACTCGATATATAAGGAGGCCTTAACATGCCAATTACCCAAGCAATGTGCACTAGTTTCAAAGCTGAACTTATGCTCGCCGTACACGACTTTCGTGTAACAGGTGGCGACACTTTCAAGTTAGCCATGTACACTTCTTCAGCTACGATTGATGCAAACACGACGGCTTATTCGGCTACCAACGAAGTGACCGGCACAAACTACACGGCTGGTGGCGGCACGCTGACGCGTACCGGTGTCGGTACAACTAACTCAACGACTACCAATGGTACGGGTTTCACTGACTTTACCGACCTTACGTTCACCAATGCGACCGTTACGGCTCGCGGCGCTCTTATTTATAATACCACGCCGTCTGCTAACTCGAACGCGAACACCACGCTGACGAACGCTGCGGTATGTGTACTGGACTTTGGTTCGGATAAGACTTCGACGGCAGGCGATTTCACCATCGTTTTCCCAGCATTTGATGCTGCGAACGCAATTATTCGTATTGGTCAAGCTTAATAACATTAGTAGCGTAGCCGATAGCCAGCCATAATATAAACTACGGAACCCTATGTAATGCCACTTATTCTCGCAGACCGTGTCAAGGACACAACTACGACAACTGGTACGGGCACGATCACGCTTAGTGGTACGGCCCCTATCGGGTATGTTTCGTTTGGCACGGCTATCGGTAACGGCAATACTACGTATTATACTATTACGGCAGGTTCGGAGTGGGAAGTTGGTATCGGCACTTACACGGCTTCGGGTACAACACTATCCCGCGATACGGTGCTCGCATCAAGTGCAGGTGGTACGACCAAGGTTACCTTCTCCGCAGGTACCAAGGATGTCTTTGTAACCTATCCTGCTGGTAAGGCTATTTCGGATGGCTACGGCACACTGCCTGCCGCTAATGGCGGCACTGGGTTAACTTCACCCGGCACAGCAGGTAACGTCCTTACTAGCAATGGCACGGCATGGACGAGTGCAGCAGGCGGCCCCGCGTTTCAAGCTGTCGCTTCTGGAACGCTGGCAGACGGCTCAACGGTTATCGTTAATACTGACGGAACAGTGAGCGTGGCAGGCATAGTCGTTTTTTCAAGCCCGACCTTCGGTACTGCGACTGTGTTTGAGAGCGCAAATACCACATACATTTCCGCCACTTACGACAGCGTTTCTCAAAAAGTAGTCATAGCTTATCGGGACGTAGCCAACTCCAACTACGGTACTGCTATCGTTGGTACGGTGAGCGGCACCAGCATCAGTTTTGGTACTGCGGTTGTGTTCGAAAGCGCGGCCACCATTGACATTTCCGCCACTTACGACAGCAACGCTCAGAGAGTAGTTATTGCTTATCAAGACTCCGGCAACTCCAACTACGGTACTGCTATCGTCGGAACAGTCAGTGGCACCAGCATCAGTTTTGGTACTGCGGTTGTGTTTAGGAGCGCGGCCACTTTCTACAGTTCCGCCACATACCACAGCGTTTCTCAAAAAGTAGTTATCGCTTATCGGGACAACGGCAACAGCGCCTTTGGTACTGCTATCGTCGGAACAGTCAGTGGCACCAGCATCAGTTTCGGTACTGCGACTGTGTTTGAGAGCGCGGCCACCCTTGACATTTCCGCTACCTACGACAGCGTTTCTCAAAAAGTAGTTATCGCTTATCAAGACGTTGGCAACTCCAGCTTTGGTACGGCTATCGTCGGAACAGTCAGTGGCACCAGCATCAGTTTCGGTACTGCTACTGTGTTTGAGAGCGCAAGTACCGCATACATTTCCGCTACCTACGACAGCTTTAGTCAACGAGTAGTCATCGCTTATCAAGACGTTGGCAATTCCAGCTTTGGTACTGCTATCGTCGGAACAGTCAGTGGCACCAGCATCAGTTTTGGTACTGTGGTTGTGTTTGAGAGCGCAACTACCCCATACATTTCCGCCACTTACGACAGCGTTTCTCAAAAAGTAGTCATAGCTTATCAAGACGCCGGCAACTCCAGCTTTGGTACTGCTATCGTCGGAACAGTCAAGGGCACCAACCTCACCGCTGAAAACTTTATCGGCTTCAGTAACGGTGCCTATACGAACGGCCAAACGGCTACTGTCCAAGTAGTGGGCGCTGTCGATGATGCGCAGACTGGCCTCACACCGGGACAGTCTTATTTCGTACAAACTACCGGAGCGCTAGGCTTGACGGCGGATAGCCCATCCGTGTTTGCTGGCACAGCTGTTGCAGCAAGCAAGATTATTGTAAAAGGATAAGCCCATGCAAACCATCGTTGAAAATTCTACTAACCTCTCTAAGTATCTGCTCGATGATACAGAAGTCGTTGTATTGAATGAGGACACCATCGTCGTTGGCGATCCGGCTGAGTTCATAATCGCTGACCTTAACGCCAGCACTGCAACCATATACGAAGGTATTACTGCCCCCGACGATTGGGTTGGTAACAAGTATACCTTCGACGGTACTGATTGGGCGCTGAACCCAGATTGGGTTGAGCCACAAGCTGCTGAGTGATGGCAAAACTAGGTCCTGTCAAATATCTCACGATCCACTGCGCGGCTACGCCAGAAGGGCGTCATGTTACGCATGAGCAGGTTACAGAGTGGGACAAGGCTAAGTTCGGCCAGACTAGCTACCACTGGGTTATTGAGGTTGATGGCTCTATGCACCGTACGCTGCGCGATGACCAAAAAGGTGCGCATGTAGGCAACGCAAACACAGGCAACATTGGCATCTGCTACATTGGTGGTATGGATAAGGGTATGAAACAACCTAAAGATACCCGTACAGATGCACAAAAGAAGTCGCTCCTTACACTCATTAGGACGTATAAGGGACGCTATCCGGGCATTATCATTCGCGGTCACCGCGACTGGCCCGGTACTAGAAAAGCCTGCCCATCATTTGATGTGGCGGCATGGCTTAAAGAAACGGGAGAATGATTATGGGTAAGTTTAAAGGTAAAAAGACTTATATCGTCGGTGCCCTTGGCGTCATTGGCGCTATTGCCAGCTTTCTTGTTGGTGATGCCTCTGCTATAGAAGCAAGTCAGATAGCTATTACGGCTATCCTCGGCATGACGATGCGTAACGCAATCGGCAGCGCAACTAACGGGTAATTTACCACCCTGTATGGTATTTACCTAACCGCAGCTTAGGGAGGGAGCTATAGTATGTTTGGCTTTACTCCCCTCTCTACTACACCGTTTAGTACTCTACCTAATGTATCTGTAAGCGTATCCGCCACAGGCGTAGCAGCCAATGGGTTTATTGGCACAGTTGCGTTTAGGTTCAGCTACCGAGTAACAGGCGTAGCAGCCAACGGGTTCGTCGGTACATCTACGGTATCGGCCAAAGCCAGAACTACTTTAACAGGCGTAGCAGCCGGTGGCTTCATTGGCGCAGTTACGATTAAGTTTGGTTACCTAGTCACAGGCGTAGCAGCCAATGGGTTCGTTGGTAATGAAGCAGTCTTAGCTAAAGCCCGAGTATCCGT